GCCAACGCATCAGGCACAGATTGTCAGCATTGTCAATACTTCTAATGAGATTTATCTTTATCTGCCCGTACAGTCGGGACGTGGCGGCGCATATAACGCGACAACAGGCATTTTAACGCTTGAGATCGCCACCACAGCAATGAACAGCGGCGATGCGCTGCAAATTGTTATTGATGACAGCGAAATAGGCGCTACCAGCGCACTGCAGGCAGCCGGGAATGTCCTGCTGGGTGGCATCGGCGACAAATTGCCGCCGCTGGACGGTGGACGGTGGCCCGTATCTGGACCGCTGACTGATGTTGAGCTGAGGGCTCAGCCAGTGCCAGTCAGCGGAACGTTCTGGCCAGCAACTCAGCCGGTTTCAGGGACTTTTTGGCAGACAACTCAGCCGGTCTCTGGCCCGCTGACCAACGTGCAGCTGACTGCGAGGCTGCCAATTCTGACCCTATCCGGCACGCGGCTGCAGGTTGAACCGTCGTTGGCGACCAATGCATCCACAGCCACCAACCAGGCGGCATCTAATGTTGCGCTGGGCAGCATTGACGGCAGACTGGGCGTCACCGGCACAGATGCCCCCACCCTGCCAACTGGCGCCAGCGGCCTCGCGGGATTGGTGCAGGTGCTCTACCAGGCGCTGCTGGATCGGCTCCCGGCCGCGCTGAGCAGTGGTCGGCTGTTGGTGGAGCCCAGCCTGCCGACCGGCGCGGCCACAGCCGCTAGACAGCCAGCTATTGGCGTTCCCGGAACCCCCAGCGGGGATGTGTTGTCGGTGCAGGGGGCCAGCGGCGGCACGGCGTTGCCTGTTGTTGCGTCGCCCGCCGCGCCTATTAATTCGGTCTACCAGCAGGCAACTCCTGGCCCGCTGAGCGTCAACACAATTCTGATCGGCCCAATCGACTGCGCCAATACGCGCATGCTGTCGATACAGTGTTTTTCAATAGGCACAGGTGGCCTAATTGTGGCAGAGTGGGCGCCAGATAGCTCTTTCAGCGTTGGCGTATTTACTGCGCAATTAATAAATGCCACAAACGGCGCTGCTCTCACGACGTTTGCCGTAGGTAATTATAACACAAACGTTTGCGCGTTGTGGTTTAGATTGCGATTGGCTACCGCAACAACTGGAAGCACGGTTTACGTTAATCTACAGCAATGGAGTGAAACATCATTTATGCCTAGCATCCAAGCGATCGTGCCGGTGCCCGGCTCATTTATTGCCCTGGCAGCAACAGCCCAGACCACTGACGTTATTTCAGCGACAATATCCGCCAGCGTAACTTCAGCCAACATCTCGCACAGTTGGGGGCTTAGTTTTGCAGTTGAGATTTCAATAAGCGGCATGTCAGGGGCAAATGCCTGGGCCGACTTTAGGATTGAGCAATCCGGCGACCTTGGCGCAACCTGGTATGTTATTTATGATTTGCCGCGCATTACAGCAAATGGCCAGTACAGGTCTCCAGCGCTGATTTCTGGTGGCAACAGGTGGCGCTACGTTCAAACCCTAAACACTGGAACGCAGCTCACGCGCTCAATTAGTCGCCTTGTCTTTAGTGCAGCGCCTCTTGCTATTCGCCAGCGCTATGACCGCACCATATCGCTAACTACAGCCTCGTCCGTGACGCCAGCTCTGATTGTTGGCGATTGCCGCAACCTGCAAATGGTAATCAGGGCTGACGCTATCGGCACCACTGCCCCGGTAGTTCAAATGCAGGGCACGGAGGACGATTGGCAATCGCCAACAGCCGCGTGGTACGACATTGGCGCTGCGCTTGCGGCAAACGCGGCTAGGCCGGCGAGCGTTACCGTCGCCAACGTAAACACCCAGGCTATTCGGGGGATTGTCGTTACCGCCGGATCTGGCGGCACTACAATCCTAAATTATGTACTTCTGAAAGGGTTCTAACCCATGGATACGATTCAAGCCCTCAGCAGCAATGCCCAGGCAAAACGAGCCGCGCTAGAAGTGCAGACTATGGCACTCAGCACGCTCGCTTCCATGCTGAACGCATGGCAAATGGGTATGGACAAAATTTGGCAATGCGCAGATCCAGCCGCAACAGTCGCGGAGTTAGGGATTACAGCGTCTGGAATGTTTGCGCTGTCCGCTGACTTGTGCGAGTTGCTGGAAAAATATTCTCCAGGCTGCACTGCCGACCGATTGCAGCTGATGGCCCCCTGGGATGTCACATTGCACCTTGACGGCACGGCCACCATTGTTCGACTGCCCGAGCCCGATCCGGAACCCGGCGATGGTGAGTCAGCCTTAGACTCGCTAGCCTGAGGCGACGGGAGTTGATGCAATGATCGCGCTAGCGGCCCTAGGCCTGTCGTTGCTGGGAGTGGGCTCTGCTGGCGCCGCAGCACTGTTCAAAATTGCCAGGGGCCTCGGCTCGTTCGAGGCCAAAATCCTTGAGGTGATCCGGAACCAGCAATCCCAGATCAACCGACTGGAGCAGGTCGCCGACCGCCACGACGAACGACTGAGGGATGGCGGCCTGTGAGCTGGCCGGCTGTTGGCAGTAGCCTGTAGCCAGACAGAGGCACCCCATGACCATCTTCAGCCACTACGTGGAATATGTAGGCCTAGGGCTTTTTGTGACCAGCGAGCTGATCGGCATGAGCAGGCTGCGGAGCAACAGCGTGTTACAGCTGGTGCTGAGCGCCGCGCGGCGTGGCGATGCCATCGCGTTGGCGCGAGCTATTGCTAACCCTGCTGCTCGTGGCGCTGCTGGCGGGCCGGATTCTGCCGGCCGCACTGGGGCCGCCCCAACCCGCCGCGTGCGCTGACCCCTGGCGCTCGGACTCTCGACCCTGACCCCTATAGCCGCCGGCCATGACCAGCAGCATCAGTGAGCGCATCCTGGTGGCCGTCGAGGCCCTGCTGCAGGGCGTGCCGCAGGTAGGCGCGAGGATCTGGCGCGAGCGCGAGGAGCCGCCCAGCCGCGACGAATGCCCGTGCCTGATCCTGGGCTGCGACGCTGAGATCAGCAGCGCTGGAACGGTGCCCGTGGTGGACTGCCGGCTGAAGGCCTTCGTTGACATCTGCGTTTCAGGCCGGCCGCTCAGCACATTGGCCGATCCGATCCGCGTTGAAATCAGTCAGCGGCTGATGGCCAGCCCCCGCACCCTGGGGGGCTTGGCCTGGGACATCGTGCCCGAAGGGACAGAGTGGGATCGTGCCGTGGGAGAGATCGGAATTGCTAGGCTGAGGTTCGAGGTTCGTTTCCGCCACCGGCGCGACGACCCGACCGCAACTATCTAGGGGGATCGGAGTGGCTAGCCTGACTGGAGATGAAATGTTTGCTGCTGGCCACGGCGGCAGCTACCTGCTTGACCCTGCGACCGGGAAGCGCACGCTCATCACAGAGCCTGCGCTGCCCGCGGAGGCTCCCGAGCCTACCAAGCCTACCAAGCCTGCCGCAGCTCAGGTCAACCCCTCCACCCCAGCCCCCGGTAAATAATCATGGCTAATTTTGCAGTTGAAAACCTAGCGCTGGTCAAGCTGGAGACCAACTATGGCGTCGATGCTGTTCCTACAGCTAACGATGCCATTCTTTGCACTGAGCCGGTAATCCCCGAGATGCGCGGGGAAGTTATCACCGAGAGCCTGGTGCGGCCGTTTATGGGCGGCCAGCGGCAGATGGTTGTCGGCGAGCATTACGCGGTCAATTTCAAAGTCGAGGTTAACGGCAGCGGCGCCGCCGGTACTGCGCCGCGCTATGGCTCACTGCTACAGGCCAGCCGCCACGCGATGACTACGGTTGCCACCACGTCTAATACTTATTCCGAGATTAGTACAATTGGCGCCGCTAGCACTAGCGTCACTTGCTACATCTGGTACAACGGGTCGCGCCACGCCATCACCGGTTGGCGCGGCTCTTCAGTGACATTTGAGCTGGTTGATAACGATAAGGGCTACTTTACCTTCCAGGGCCTTGGCATCTACGCGGGGCCGGTGACCACTGCGCTGCCTACTTATACATTCTCCACTACAGCGCCGCTTGCGCTACCGGTCACCCTGGGCAATACGCTGAACATAAACATTGCCGGCTATAGCGCTGGGTACCTGCAAAGCTTCCGGGTGACGTTGACAAATGACACGATTTATAAGTCCCGGCCAGGTGGCGCCAGAGAGGTGTTGATCACCGGTATGCAGACCACGACGTTCGAGGTCGTGTACGAGGCCCCGCTGCAATCGGTATTCGACCCATTTGCAGCTGCGCTTACTAATACCACTGGGGCCCTCAGTGTCACCCAAGGCACCACCAACGGCAACCGCGTGGCATTTGCAGCTGCCAGGGCCAAGACGCTGATTCCTTCTTATGAAAGCGACAACGGGGTGGTAATGATGAGGGTGCCGGGCATTTTGCTGCCCAGCACTACAGGCAACGATGGCCACACGTTTGCATTTACCTAAGCGTCCGCTGGCTCAGACTCCCTAGCCCAATCCCCACTCACCACCACCTATGGCCTTCGTTCTTGACCTGTCCCCCACCTACTCACGTGAGGTGAGCTGGAAGGTGCCGGGCAACAGCCCCAGCACTCCGATTGAAATTAAATTTACGGCGCTGTTTAATCGACTAGACGTAAAACAGATCAGGGATGTATTTGTTGATTTCTGGCGAGCTTCCGGGCAGCAAGATGAGCTGACCGAGGAGGAGAAAACCAGAAAGCCCAGAACAGACCGGGAGATAGTCGACATCATCCTGGGCGGCTGGGGAGACATCAACGATCCTCAGGGCAAGCCTGTGCCATTTGACGAAGCCTCGCGCAACACAGTGTTAGGCATCAAGGGAGCGTTGCGGGCCATCATCGACAAGTGGATCGACAGCCTGGATACCGAAGGCGAAGAAAAAAACTCACAGGTGCCGCTGAATACTGGGCAACCGGCGGTAAGCGAACAGCAGCCCTCTACAGCCCCGACGCCATCGCCGCAGCCGAAGCCTTCGGTGTAGCCCTCCCTGCCATGCCCGAACCCAAAATCATCGATTACCCGGTGCTCCCCGCTAACTGGGACGCCGTGATGATGTTCTGCCGAGGGCAGTGGCAATTCAGCTTGAACGGTCGGGAATGCCTTGACCTCAATACCTATCTGGGCCCAGGCAAGCTGTTCGAGCTCTACGAGGTGCCTGACCACCGGGCCATGGTGGAGCGGTTGCGGGTGATGGAGCATGCCGCGCTCACTGCTCTTCGCGCACAGGAGGCCTAGCCGTGAATCTCGACGCGATTCTCAAAATTACGGCCCAGGTTGCTGGCGCCAACGAGATCAAAACGCTGGGCGAGGGGCTCCAGGGCGTAGAAAGCTCGGCCAAAAATGCCAGCACCGGACTACAGCAGGCAGCGCAAGAATCCAGCCGGGCTGCCAATGAATCGGCGCGAGCCGGCGCAGCAGCCAGGAGTCAGGCGGTAGCGCTCCAGGCCTTGCGCACCGGTGCCCAGGCCGGCGCTGCTGAGATGCGGCGGATGGGCGGCGAGGCCAAGGCCCTGGGTGCTGATTTTCAGCGGATCAAAAACCAGAGCACCGGCGCCTTTGATGGGCTGAGCGGATCGGCGGTGAAAGGTGCCGCTAGCATTCGCAAGCTGCAAGATTTCCTGCAGCCGGCCGAAGCGCAACTAGCAAAATTACGCGAAAGCGTTTTGCAATATGGCGCCGCTAATACTCAATCTGAGCGCTCCATAAATCTGCAGCTCACTGCGCTAAAGAATCTACGCAGCCAAGCGGAGATTAACGGCAGCACCTTTAATGCACTGAGCAGCGATATTCAGCGGCTTACGGCGATTACCAAAGCCGCAGATATTGAATCTAGCAATAATGTCAACAACCTGAAACGCGCTGCTGCAGCTGGGCAGGCGCACGCTGACTCAGTGAGTCAGCAAATTCAGGAGCAGCGGGAATTTATAGAATTGATGCGGCGAGGTGGTGGCGATATTCGCCAGCACACGGCAGAACTAGACAAACTTAAGGATCGCGCGGTACAGATCGGGCTGGCCTGGGAGCCTGGGATTCGCGGCTGGAAATTATTTTCAAAGGCCGCAGGTGAATCCGTCGCTCAGCAGTCGCGTCAGGTCACCCTGCTGCAGGCGACGCTAGGTGAGGCCGGCGACGCCTACCGACGGGTTGGCCGCGAGATCGACGCACTGCGCCAGAAGGCCGCCAGCCTCGATCTGAGCAAGGGCCTCCAGGTCACCCCTGGCAACGTGGCGCGGGGCACGGTCGGCGCCGTGCAAAACATTGTGGCGATGCGCCAGGACCTAGCCCGCTCAATGATGGGCCGGGTGGTGCTCACCGGTGAAGGGCTGGCAGCATCTGGTGTTGCCGGTGCCGCCGGTATGGGGATGGCATCGGGCCTTGGCGGCATGGCCGGCGGCGCACAGGGCTTGGCCAACAGCCTCGATGCGATTGCGGCCAAGGCCGCAGCAATGCCTGGGGTGTTGAAACCCCTGGGCGGCCTGCTATCAGAACCGGCGGCAGCAGCGGCCAACAGCGTGGGCCAGTGGTCGGCATCGCTCACCGCTGCCCAAGCCAAACTGACGGCGCTATCTGGGCCATTCGAGGCCATTGGCAACGCCATCAGCGCTATCGGGCCTGAAGCGTCGGCTGCGGCCGGCGTGGCATCGCTGGCGATTGCTGGGGTCTATCAGGTTCTGAGTCGCCAGGCAGACGAAGCGCAGGCCGATCTAGAGGCCTCATTCCGTGGCATCAGCGACGGCGCCCAGAAGGTTTTGAGCGATCTGGTGCGCATCTACGACAAGGTGCCCAACGCTCGATTGGAGGCTCAGCAAGAGCTGAGGGATCGCAACCTGCAGCGGTTGGGCGAGGTGCCCAGCGATTCGGCGGAGGCCCGTCGAGCGGCCAATGCCGTGGTGTCGGCTGAGCGGGAGATCAACCGGATCAAGGGTGAGCAGAAGGCGCTGGTGCAGGGCGTCCGCGATCGGCTGGAGGCTCAGCAACAGCTCACAGCTGCGGTAAAAGCGACTGCCGAGGCAGAGCGGCAGGCGGCGCTGGCCGCTCGGGCTGCCTACACCCCTGCATTCGCCTCGGCTCGCAGCCTGCTGCTACCCGCAGCCGGGCAGAGCAGTTTCCAGGGGCGCGTCAATGCCCTGGGCATGGGCGGCGGGGCTCGGATTCTCAGCAATTACGAAACCGCCGGCACCCGCGACGACATCGGCCAGGTGATGGCCAGCCGATCTGATGCGGTGTTGCGGCAACAACAGGATGCCGCCCAGCGCACCCGTGGCGCACTGGCTGAGCTGTACCTGGAGATCGACCGGGTTACAGCTGCCAGCAATGGCAGCATCGGCAGCATCAACCAACAGCGAACGGCATGGGCTGCGCTGCAAAACGCGGTCAACCCAGCAGCGCCAGCCTTTGCGCGAGCGGCCGACCAGCTGAAGGCCTTGGATCGGCAGCTCGATCAGATCGCTGCATCCCAGAAGGCCGCAGCGGCTGCACTGGAGGCCGGCCTGCTGGCGCGGGCACGATACA